GCTCCTAAGGGCGGACTCATTTTCCGTGCTCTTGAACTTTCCCCTATCAGTGGTATTTATGTAAAAGTAATTGCCGCATATGATGAAGAGAAAGATGGAAAAACAATTCATCATCCTATTGGAGAAGAACTGTTTATTACTGGTAATGACCAGATGATTTATTATCCTCGTCCTGAACATGCAATGATTCAGTATGATGGTAAATATATGCATCACGCAATTGCTATTCCTGAAGGTGAAGGTCGTTATATTCTTAACAGACTTACTGGTGAAATCACTACAGTACGTGGTCCTCAGATGTATCTGCCTGACCCCCGCACAGAAGTTGTCGTTAAGAGAAAACTAACAGCAAAAGAATGTGAACTGATGTATCCTGGTAATATGGAAGTTTTAAAGTATAATAATGGTCTTACTGAACAGGCTGTTGAAAAACTTTCTCGTAAGGGACTTACATCTTCCGCAGTTACAGATATGCTTAATACAGCATATTCTACCGCAAACCAGGAATCTACACTTGCAATCTTTGAAGCAAATGCAAATATTTCTCGTGGAGTAAGCTATACTAAACCTAGAACTATTACTCTTGACACTAAATATGAAGGCGTTGTCGCGCTTGATGTTTGGACAGGTTATGCAGTAAATATTGTATCTAAGGCTGGTCATAGAGAAGTTGTAATTGGACCTACAACCCGTTTGCTTGATTATGATGAAACTGTTGAAGCTATTGAACTTTCTGGCGGAACCCCTAAATCTTCTAAGCCTACTTTCCAGACTGCCTTCCTTCAGATTGAAAACAATAGAGTAACAGATGTTATCAATGCAGTTACCGCAGATTCTGTTTCTGTATCGGTCAAACTAAATTATTGTGTAAGTTTCCTTGAAGATTCTAAAGATTCTTGGTTTACTATTAATAATTATGTAAAATATCTTTGTGATAATATGAGAACTCTTGTCAAAAGAGAAATCAGAAAATACAGCATTAAAGATTTTTACGTTAATTCTACAGAAATTATTAGAAATATTGTTCTTGACGTTACTGAAGATTCGGATAAACCACTTGGAAGAGTTTTCACAGACAATGGTATGATTGTTAATGACGTTGATATTCTTGATATTAGTGTAGACCAGAACATCGCAAAAACTCTTGATTTTTATCAGAGAGAACTTGTTAGAAAGGAAATTGAACTTTCTGATGCGGATGCTCGTGTAAAAGCTACTACGGCTTTGGCAGAAAAAGAAAAAGAAGAAGCTGCTATTAGAAACGAAAGTGCTCTTTTTGAACTTGAACTTGAACAGGCAAGACTGGAACGAAAATTGCAGAATGAAGAGGATATTCGTATTAAACAGAGAGAAGCTGAAATGGCGGCTGCTCAGGCTCAGAATGACCTACAGGCTCTTCTGACCGCTAATCAGACAGCAGAAATGGATAGACTTAAAGAAAAGCGTGAAGCTGAAATCGAACATGAAAAGGCTCTCGCTGAAATCGAAAAGGGTAAACAGGAAGCGTATGCTAATACTGTAAAAGAAATTATGGCTTCTATTAGTCCCGATTTAGTCGCTGCAATTTCCGCAAGCACTCAGGCAAATCTTCTTAGAGAAGGTATGGAAAGCATTAGTCCTTATGCTATTGCTAATGGTGAATCTGTCGCGGATACTGTTAATAAACTTCTTCGTGGAACATCCTTGGAGAATATTATTAACGCAAAAATGGGTTAATCTTTATAAGCAAGAAAAATTGGTTAAACAATTTTTCTTGCTTTTTTTATAAATTTTTGATAAAATTTATTTATAAGAAATGAGAAAGGAAATGAAATAAATAAAAAATGAATATTTTATGGAATATTTTTTTTATAACAAGTTTTATCACATTAGTGCTATGTTTAATTATATTAAATATTGTATTAATATCATTAATTAAATCTTTAATAAAAAAGGATAAAGAAAATGAATAAGAGACAGATATATATGTTAGATATTCACAATTATGCAAATGAAAAAGAAAGATGGGGTGAAATTATAGAAATATGGAATGAATTTATGGATTTCCATATGGATTATCCTCATTTTCGATTTATGCAAATAATTACAATGTTTCAAAATTGGCATCAAAAAATATATGAAACCGACGGTTTTTATGTTGAAGATGATATTTTATTGGAACGTTTTAAAGAATTTCTTATATATGTTAAAGGAAAAAATCATTAAAATGGAAAAAAAGATAAAAATTAGAATCGGTTATCCTTGGGCGCAAGTTCCTGATGATGTAGATATAGTCACAATTAGTGGAGATATAAAAGAAGAAGAAATTCCACGTCTTGTTTTTGATGAAGCTGTAGATATGATTTTTAATCGTATTGATTTCACTTGGGAGGAAGTAGAATAATGGGAATGTTTGACCCTGATGAGGACCCCACCTATATTAAAATGGAATCTCAATTAAATAAAATTAAAAAAATTCTAAAAGCAGATTTTTTAAATGATAAAGAAAAACTATTCTTCATTGAAAGAATTATTTTTGAAGAAAATATGAAAGGAGATTATTATTTTGCTTAATCCAAAAACTAACGAAAGAGAATTATGTTACGTAACTACCATTGATAACATTACTCCAATTGAAGGATACGATAGAGTAGAACTTGCTCATGTTGGCGGATGGACTATCGTTGTCGGTAAAGGTGAATTTAAAGCCGGTGACCCCGCTATTTACTTTGAGATTGATTCAAAACTTCCTGAAGTAAAACCTTTTACCGATATGGAGTTTCTTGCTAAAAAGAAATATCGTGTAAAAACTCAAAAGATGTGTAAATCCATTTCACAAGGCCTTCTTGTCTCTGCAAAAACAATGGGATGGGAAATTGAAGAGCCTCAGACTGAGCATGGAATTCCTTATATTGTAGATAGTGATGGTTGTGTGCATATCCCTTATGATGACGATACTCGCTTCCTTACAAAAGACCTTGGAGTAACTTATTATGTGCCAGAAGATAATATTCGTAAAGCATCTTTTGTAGATAAGTATACAAAAATGGCACAGCGTAATGGAAAGCTATTTTCTAAACAGCCTTTCCGCTGGCTTATGAAACGCAACTGGGGTAAGAAACTTCTTTTTGTTTTCTTTGGTAAAAAGAAAGATAAAACAGGTTGGCCTGCCTGGGTAAAGAAAACTGATGAAGAAAGAATTCAAAATATGCCTTGGATTCTTGAAGATAAATCTCCTTGGATTGCAACAGAAAAGATTGATGGTTCTTCAACTACCTTTACTATCAAACGCGGAAAATGGCCTCGTAAAAATGAGTTTTATGTTTGCTCTCGTAACGTCTGTTTTGATAAACCTGATAAACCTTGCCATTATAGCACTAATATTTATTTAGAAATGGCAGAAAAGTACCATATAGAACATATTCTTACTGAAATGTTAACATTATATCCTGCCGCAGAATGGATTACTATTCAAGGTGAAACTTATGGTGCTGGAGTACAAAAAAGAAATTATCATTTAAGAAGTCATGATTTCATGGCATTTAACTTAATTACTTCTGATAAAGGAAGATTTAATACTCTTAAAATGAGAGAACTACTTGAAGATTATTATCATATTCCTTGTGTTCCTATTGTTGATAGTAAATTCATTCTTCCTGATACGGTAGAAGAGTTACTTGACTATGCAACGAATACATCTCAAATTGATGGAGGCATGAGAGAAGGAATTGTATTCCGCTCTGAGGATGGTAGTAAATCCTTCAAAGCTGTTTCTAATGAATTCTTACTTGCTTTTCACGGATAACAGATAACAGTAAGGGAGAGATAATCTCTCCCTTACTTTAGGAGAAAAAATGGGAAAAAATAAACTATATATTATGATAGGTATTCCTGGTTCAGGAAAAACTACTTATGCAAAATATGGTATTATGAATGAGGATACTATTCATATTTCAAGAGACGAAATAAGATTTTCTCTCCTTTCTGATACAGATAATTATTTTGCAAAAGAAAAACAAGTTTATAAAGAATTTATTAAACAAATTAATGACAATTTACAAAAAGGTTATAATGTTATTGCTGATGCAACACATTTAAATAGAAAAAGTCGTAATGCTCTTTTTCATAACCTTCATATAGATAGAACAAAAGTAACCGTAATAGGTGTATATATAAACACTCCTTTAGAAACATGTCTTGAGCGCAATGAAACAAGAAAGGGCGGCCGCACCTTTGTTCCTCCGCATGAGGTACATAATATGTATCTTAGAACGGAACCGCCAACTTATAATGAACCTTTTGATTACATATACACCTTTGATGGAAAAACAATAAAACTTTTAGAAAGGAGATAATATGGCTGTTTATTTTACCTCAGACCTTCATATCGGACACGATAAGGATTTTCTCTGGCGTCCGCGCGGTTTTTCTTCAATTGAAGAACATGATACAGAAATCTTAAAAAGATGGAATAGTATTGTAACTCCAGAAGATACTGTTTATATTCTTGGCGATTTATGTATGAGCGGAAATGAAAAAGAATGGAATCGTGTCTATAAAGTATTAAATGGAGAAAAAATTGTTATTTGGGGTAATCACGATACAAATAACAAACTTAATAAATATCAAACAGAATACGGTATGACATATCTTGGTTTTGCATCAATTTATAAATACAATAAAAAGAAAATGTTTTATCTCTCTCATTATCCTACTCTTGTAGGTAATTTTAAAGAAGAACGTTTCTTTTGGAATTTATCTGGGCATACTCATAGTTCTAATAAATTTGAATTTGGACAATATAGTATTTATAATGTAGCGATGGATGCTCATAATTGTTATCCTGTATCTATAGAACAAATAATTAAAGATATTGATAAATATAAGGAGAAGAAAGAATGATTGTAAATCCTGTACTTGTAGGAATTGTAGGAACTCTTTTTGTAGAGATGACTATTATCATTATCAGAGACTATGTGGTAAAAAAGAAAGGAAATAAGGATGCAACTAAGAGTAAAACTTTCTAATTCTGCTTTTGACCCTGAAACAGGTATATCTACTGTTACTGTAAAAACTAAACGAGGAACATATACTGGAGTCGCTAAAGTCCATCCTGATGATAAAGAAATTCAAAGTAAATATACAGGCTTACGTATTGCTGAAATGAAAGCAATGCGTAAAGCCTATAGAGATGAATTAAAACGAGAAAGAGCTATTCTTCATGTTCTTCCAAGTATTCAAAAAGATTTAATACATACTTTAGATAAATATTCTGCATATCAGACTTTATTAGCATGGGCACAAGCTCTTATTGAAAGAAGATTTTATTTTATAACTGAAAATCATAAAAAACGTATTAATTTAATTGAAGAAAAAATTGAAGCAATTAATCATGCTCTTGAAGATAATAAAAAGTTCTTAAAACAAATAAAAGAAAAAAGGTCAAAAAAGTAAAAAGTTAAATGCCTCTTTTTTATATATTTATATATAATAAGGAGGTATTTTATTATGAGTGAAAAACAAAAGAAATGGATTAAAGCGGCAGGTATTAGAGCCATTAAGACTTTTGCGCAGTCTTTTGTTTCTATGATAACTGTAGGTGCCGCAATTAGTGAAGTAAACTGGATGTATGTTGGTTCAGTTGCTTGTGTAGCAGGATTCCTTTCTATTATGACTAGTTTAGCTGGACTTCCAGAAGTTAAAGATTCTGAAGAGGCGGTAGGTTAATCCTACCGCTTCTTTCTTTGAAAGGAGATAATATGGCATTAAAAGGTATTGATATTTCTTAGTGGCAAGGTAATATTGACGCTAAGAAAGTAAAAACATCAGGAATTGATTTTGTTATTATTAGATAGGGATACAGAAAAACAATTGATAGATATTTTATTGAAAATGTAAAAAAATTTAAATAGGCGGGAATCCCTATTCATGGAGTTTATCATTTTGCTTATGCTTTAAATAAAAACGATGCCGTAGAAGAAGCAAAAAGTTGTATTAAAAATGTGAAGGCTGCGGGTTTAGGAAAAGATATTATTATCTTTTATGATTTTGAATACGATACAGTAAAAAGTGCAAAAAATAAAAAAGTTTATTTAACTAAAACAAACTGTATTGAATTTACAAATGCCTTTTGTGATTACGTCAAAAGTAAAGGTTATAAAGCAGGTTTTTATTTAAATCAAGATTATTATAAAAATTGGTACGACGCGGCAACCATTAAAAAATATATTATATGGTTGGCAGATTATAATCCTGAACCACATTTTCCTTGTATTTATCAACAGTATACAAGTAAAGGAAAAGTCAATGGTATTCCTGGAAACGTTGACATGAATTATTTTTATGATTAGAAAGAATAGTAGCCTACTATAACTCCTATTCCAACTAAAGGAATTACCGCAAAAGATATTATAAAAACTATGTAGAGTTGGATTGGTAAAAGTAAAGCTAAACAAACCCATAGAGATATAATTGATTTATATAATAGTCATACTCCTCTAGCGGTTGGTTATAAAGTTAAATATACTGATGACTATTGTGATACAACATTATCTGCGGCATTCATTAAAAATAACGCTGTCGATTTAATTGGTGGAACAGAATGTGGTGTTGAAAGACATATTCAATTATTTAAAAAAGCTGGTATATGGTAGGAAAATGGTTCAGTTACTCCTCAGCCAGGATGGATTATAACTTATAACTGGGACGATGGAACTCAACCTAATGATGGATTTGCAGATCATATTGGTATTGTTGAAAAAGTGTAGGGGAATACTATTACAACAATAGAAGGAAACATAGGAAACGGTGGAAATGTTGCACGAAATACTTTAAAAGTTGCTAATGGTAATATTCGTGGATATGCTATTCCTAAATATGCAAATGCGGCAGCTCCTGTAAAAGAAGTGGAAGTAGAACCTACTCCAAAACCTTCTATTCCTCCAAAAACTTTAAAAGCTACTTCAAAAACAAAATTTACTAGAACTAAAGGAACATCTCCCGCCCGTGACAATTATTTTAAAGTTAAAGTTACGGCTAACGCTTTATATGTAAGAAGTTGGGCAGGTGTTGAATATAAAACTTTAAAGAGTATTCCAATTATTTATAAGAATAAAGTGGTATAGGTTTGTGATAGTATACAAGCCAGCAACGGTACAACATGGTATTATATTCGTATAGATAATAAAATTTATGGTTTTATTAATTATAAATATGTTCAAGCTATATAATAAAAAAGGTGTGTAGTATTAAATACTACACACCGTTATTTTTGTCTATAGATATATATATTACGTTTCTACCCACTTTTGTCATTCGTTTTTCTTTTTTATATTATAGCGAAAAATTTTTGAAAAGTCAAGTGTAATGTGTCATTAAAGGTAAAGACTTGATATGAATTGCAATTTTACAAAAATTTTGCTATAATATTTATAGAAAAAATATAAAAGGAGAGAAAAAAATGATTTATATAATATCTTATCCTACAGATGAATATGGAGATTCTCTTTTTGATATAGACCAGTTACAAAGTTTTTATTCTGCTATAGAATCTATTTTAAGTTAGTCATCATCTCTTATCATATTGCCTGATAAAATTTAGATTAAATGTTATGATGATAATCTTCAAAATAAAATAGAATATAAATCAATATATAAAGGAGAAATAAATGGCAAAACTTTATAATGAAGATAGTATTGAAAGTCTTTCTCCATTAGCTTTTACACGGTTACGTCCTGGAGTTTATGCAGGTGATACAACTTATTCAACTCAATTATTAGTAGAAATTATATCTAATGCTGTTGATGAATTTCGTCTTGGTAATGGTAATCGTATTGATATAACAATAATCGGAGATACAGTTTCTGTTCGAGATTATGGACAAGGTTTTATATGTAATAGTTTTAGGGAAGATGGAGAAACTATTCTTCAGGCTTCTTTTGATGTGCTTAATACCTCTGGTAAATATAGAGAAGATGGAACCTACGAAGGAACGAGTTTAGGTTCATATGGTATTGGCTCTAAAATCACAAACTTTTTAAGTCATTGGTTGAGAGTCAAAACTATGAGAGATAATGAATGGGAAGAAATCTATTTTAAAGAAGGTGTATTTCAAAATAGAACTGCGGGAGCAGGTGGTGTACATGGTACACTGGTAGAATGGCAACCTTCGGAGGAATTTTTTACTCATACGGAAGTAGAAAGTAATAGAGTTCATTCATTACTTAAAACTATTTCTTGTCTATGTCCAGGACTAACACTTCATTTAAATGAAAATGGTAAGATATATGATTATATATCCGAAAAAGGTTTAAATGATTTAGTTGATGCCGCAGTTGGCAATAAAGAACTTATTAACAATAGATTTGATATGAATTTTG